TGCTCACCCTGCTTATACAAGATATCCTCATCTTAAAAATCAAAAGATGAAACAAAAGTCTATGACTGAATTAAATTATGATGGCAACGAAGATCGTGGTCGTTACGGAGAAGATGAATCGAATGATTGAACCTTGGAAAATTATACAACAATTAGAATCTGATAATAGTAAACTTTTTAAAGAAGATGTTATTAGGTCTAATATTGATAACACGGAATTCGTAGCAGGATTAAGATTAGGACTTGATAATATGGTAACCTTTGGTGTTGCTCAAGTTCCTATTAAAAAGGATCCAACAGGAGAAGGTATTCGTCCTGAAGATTTCGTCAAGGTTGCTTCTCAACTTGAAAATAGAACATTAACAGGTCATGCTGCTCGTGATGCAATTCTTGTATTAATGGCAAAAGCAACACAGGAACAATGGAATGATTGGTATCGTAGAATCTTAATTAAAGACTTTAGAGCAGGTTTCTCTGTAAGTACAGTCAATAAGGCAGCAAAAGGTACTATCCCTGTATTCAAGTGTATGCTTGCCCACAGCGGAGATAATAATCCTAAAAAGATTACAGGAGACTGTGTTGTAGAATATAAGTACGATGGTGTAAGAGCAATCGTAATTGTTAAAAACGGTACTGCTACCATTTATTCTCGTAACGGAAAACAATTAACTAACTTTCCACATATAGAAGAAGCATTCAGTCATAAGATGTTTAATAACCTTGTCTTTGATGGTGAAGTTATGTCAGCTGATTTCCAATCACTAATGAAACAAGTACACAGAAAGGAAGGTGCTGAAACTCAAGATGCTTACTTTGCATTATTTGATTTTCTACCTATTGATGAGTTCAGAACAGGAAGTGGTACATTACCTCTTATTAAAAGAAAAGAACTCTTAAAAGGATTTGAACACTCAGAGTATTTTAAAGATTGTATTATTAATACTAAATATAAAGTCATTAACATTGAAGACGATGCTGATAAATTTAAAGAAATTAATAATGAAGCAATTGAAAAAGGTTATGAGGGTATTATGGTCAAACCTATTAACGGAATGTATGAATGTAAACGTTCTTACGGTTGGTTGAAAATGAAACCTTATATTGAAGTTACACTTAAAGTTATTGATATTGAAGAAGGAACAGGAAAAAATGAAGGAAGCACTGGAGCACTTATCTGTGAAGGCACTGACGAAGGTAAATTTATCAAAGTTAATGTTGGCACAGGTCTTAGCGATGATATGCGGGATGATATTTGGAATCACGCTGACTCTGTACTTGGTCAACTAATTGAAGTAAGAGCTGATGCTATTACAATAAGTCAAGATTCGGAAGATGAATATAGTTTACGCTTTCCGAGATTCAAATGTTTTAGAGGTTTTAAACCAGGAGAAAAACTATGACGCAATATGATGAAGTAGTCGATAAACAAAGGACTATGTTAGACGCTGAAGATTGGGCAATGCAAGTTAAGTCTTTGCATGTACATTCTTTTAATTCAATGTGGTATGATGACCATCCTGAAGACACAGAAGGTGGTAAATCAGTAACTGATGTAGAGTATAATTGTGGTCTAATTAAAAGATCGCATCAGGGTAAGCATATTCGTAACTTTGGAAAAGAACTCAAAGGTGAAGAATTATACGACGCTTATACTAGACAATGAAAATCTTTAATCAACTCGGATTTTTAGCTTTAGCATTAATAGTAGGAATGGCTTTCGGAACAATGAAAGTCCAAGGTTCAATGGATTATGATTATGTTACTTCTCAAGACGAACATTGTATGGCAAAGAATATTTACCACGAATCTCGTTCAGAGAACTTAGCAGGTAAATATGCCGTTGCTGATGTTGTTTTAAATCGTGTACGTGACGATAGATATCCAAATACTGTTTGTGCAGTTATATATCAAGGCAAACATAAACCTTCTTGGAAGGACCCTAATCTTCTTGTACCTATAAGAAATCAATGTCAATTCAGTTGGTATTGTGATGGTAAGTCCGATGATGCCATGGATGGCGATGCTTGGTCTGATGCATTATACATTTCTTATCAGATAATCAATAACGGTAAGTATCGTGGGATCACTGAAGGAGCAACTCATTATCATACGACTTGGGTAGATCCTTATTGGGCTCCATCTTTACAACAAGTAGGAACTATCGGAAGTCATATATTCTACCGTGCAGAATGAATAAATAACTCTATAAATATATTATGGAGTATATTATGAAATACGCTGGTGTTGACTACAGCTTAAGTAGTCCAGCAATTTGTATACATGAAGGCGAAGAATGGAGTTATGATAACTGCACCTTTTATTATTATGTAAAGCAAAAGAAATTGCTACAAGGAGAGAAAGGTCAGTTTCAAGCAACAATGTATCCTGACAATTGGACAACCGACCAAGAGAGATACGATATGTTAGGTTCATGGTCGCAAGAGAAATGTTTTGAATGTGACTTTGTCGGAATTGAAGGATATGCATTTGGAGCAGTAGGTAGAGTATTTCAAATAGCAGAGAATTGTGGTTTGTTTAAACATAAACTATATGAGAAAGGAATACCTCACGAAGTTTATCCTCCAACAATGATTAAAAAGTTTGGCAGTGGAAAAGGTAACGCAAACAAAGAATTTATGATTGAAGCGTTTGAAAAAGAAGTTTCTATTGACATTCGCGAAAAATGTGGTATAATAAACAAATCATGGAATCCGATTACTGATATCGTAGATGCCTATTATATATGTAAGTACGGATTTTATAAACAAAACGGAAAATTAGATGATAGTAATATTTAACGGACCCCCGGCTTCTGGGAAAGATGAAGCAGCAAGCCTATACAAAGAAATGTTTGGTTTCGGAAACCTGTCTTTCAAGTATCAGCTATTTAAAGAAACATGTAAACATTTTGAAATTGACGAAAGATGGTTTATGCAAGGTTATGATGATAGAGAACAAAAAGAAAAGAAAGAACTTGCATTAGAAAACAGATCTCGTAGAGAGGCAATGATTTATGTATCGGAAGATATTATCAAACCAAAGAAAGGTTTGGATTACTTCGGTCAGTTAGTTGCAGAAGAAATTGAAGAAGGTAAAGATTATGCAATCGCTGATGGAGGTTTTGTTGAAGAACTTGAACCTTTAATTGAAAAGGTAGGTTCTGAAAATATTGTCATTGTTCAAATTACAAGAGAAGGACACGACTTTTCAAGTGATAGCAGAAGATACTTTAATGGTAACATAATTAAAGAGATTGTCATTAATCACGAAACAAAAATAGATAAGGCTTTTGTACTTGAAGAAAAAATGCCAAGCATTAGTACTTATCGTATACATAATAATGGTTCGGTTAGAAATTTCCATAGTTCCTTAACTGATATCTACAATGAATTAAAAGAGGATTATAACCTCAACTAAAATAATGGAGTAAAATATGAGTTGCATTTATAAAGGCGTAGTGATTGAGTCAGAACAGTCCGTAAATTCAAATGGCGGAACTGAAATGATGAGACAGCGTTTGATTGATAACATTGGTGAAGAAGTACTTGAAAAGGTTGCTGTTCATTTATCAAGACCAAGAGAATTATACGAAGATGTACCAAATATCCTTTGGTGTCATGACCTAGCAGAAGATCCTGAGAACCAAGTATTAAAAGACGGCGGATGGCAAAAGTTTCAACACTTTGTGTTTGTGACTGCTTGGCAGCGTGACCAATATGTTTTAAGATATGGTATTCCTTATAGTATTTGTTCTGTTATTCATAATGCAGTTGAAGTTAAATACGATCCTCAAGAAAAGGATATGGAAACTATTCGTTTCGTATATCACACAACACCACATCGTGGTTTAGAATTACTTGTTCCAATCTTTGAAGCTTTAGCAAAAGAATTTGACAATATTCATCTTGATGTTTATTCAGGATTTGAAATTTACGGTTGGGAAGAACGTAACGAAGCTTATAAACCTTTATTTGAAAAAATTAAAGATCATCCTCAAATGACTTATCATGGAGTTAAACCAAATGAAGAAGTCATTGAAGCATTAAAGAAATCACACATCTTCTTATATCCTAATATATGGAAAGAGACATCTTGTATTGCATTACTTGAAGCAATTAAATCGCAAATGATTTGTATTCATCCAAATTACGGTGCTTTACCAGAAACAGCGGCAAATGCAACAATTATGTATGATTGGAACGAAGATATGAATCATCATGCAAATTATGCGTTCTCTGTCGCAAAACAAATTCTAACACAGATGAAGGAAGATCCTAACTACTTCCATGGCTTTACTTTCTCTGATAGATACAACTTGGCAAGAAATAACATTGCCTCTTTCTCCACTATGTGGAACACTCTTTTAAGGAACATCGGAGATGCCTACCAAAAACAAGGATAACTTAATACCTTTTCCAAATATACATTCTAATCCACCAGTTGACCAAGTCAGTGTTTCAGAAAGAATTCGCGAATATAAAGAATCGTATTCTACAGAACTTGCGGAAATTATATGGGAAAATGTATTAGGAGAAATGGCAAGAGCAGGTTGCG